TGGCGGTGTACAGTCTGCTGAGACATACGCACTATTTAAACAAAGTTTATCAGATGCAATTGCTTTAGAGTCTTCACGCTATGTTGAAGAATCTGAATGGACTAGCGTATAATGGCTGGACAGTTAGCCACCTCCTCTATTGCTGCTCCGGGATTCTATGGACTAAACCTCCAAGAATCAAGTATTACTTTAGCTTCTGGCTTTGCACTCAAAGCACAGAACTGTGTCATTGATAGATATGGTCGTATTGGTGCAAGACGTGGTTGGACACCTCTCAATGCTACAAATAGCGATTTAGGGTCTAATCCAATTGAAGCCATGATGGAAGTAGTTGATGGCGGTGACAATACTATCATTTCTGCTGGTAACAATAAACTATTTACTGGTCGTGCAACATTAACACAAAAGCTAGTGCGTAATGCAGATAACTCAGGTAACGCTACTTATACCATTACTGCAAACAACTGGCAGATGGGTGCAATGCCTTATGGCGATGTTAATGACTTTCAGCCTCATGCGTATTTAGTACAAGCTGCACACCCAATGTTGGTTTGGCATGAGTTGCCTACATCGGGTGGTTCAGGACACGCTCATGATTCAGGTACTTTTGGATTTCAGCAAGTTGGAGATATTGGTACACTACCAGCAAACCATACTACTGCTAGTTTTAAACCTAACACTGTATTGTCTGCTTATGGACGTATCTGGGTAGGCAATATTGTTGGAGACACACAGACTGTCTATTTTAGTGATTTGTTGCGTGGTACAGATTTTACAACAGGTTCTGCAGGTTATTTAAACCTACAAGAAGTGTTTCCTAATGCAGATAATGTGGTTGCTCTTGCTGCACACAATGGATTCTTAGTTATCTTTGGTCGTAATAACATTGCTATCTACGCTAATCCGATTGATACAGGTGCATTAGTATTACAAGACATTATTTATAATGTTGGTTGTCTGTCAAGAGACTCGATTCAAAACATTGGCACAGACTTAGTGTTCTTGTCTAATTCAGGTGTTCGTAGCCTTGCTCGTGTCATTCAAGAAAAATCGCTTCCAATGAACGATATTTCTAAGAATGTTCGTGATGATTTAATGGCTAACGTAGCATCTGAAGCTGACTTAGGTAAGATTAAAAGTATTTATCACGAGAGAGACGCTATTTATTTATTGTCTTTACCTACCACTAAGTTTGTCTATTGCTTTGATACTCGCTCCCGTCTAGAAGATGGTTCAGCTAGAGTAACTGTTTGGGACAACTTAGAACCTAAGTCTTTTTGTATTACACAAGCTAAAGAACTATTGATTGGTAAAACATCTTACATTGGTAAGTATTTTGGTTTTTCAGATAATGGTTCCACTTGTCGCTTACAGTATTACACTAACTATTTTGATTTTGATGCTTCTACAAAGCTAAAGATTTTAAAGAAGATTGGTTGGGTTCTTATTGGCGGTACAAACCAATCTGTAGCAGTTAAGTGGGGATTTGACTACACTGAAAGCTATAACGCTACTACTTATGTTCTAGACACCGCTGTTGTCTATGAATACAACATTGGTGAATACAATATTGCTGAATACTCTTCAGGCATTGTATTAGATAGATTCTCTGTCAATGCTGGTGGTTCAGGAACAATTATGCAACTTGGTTTAGAAGCAGACATCAATGGAAACCCTATGTCAATTCAGAAGATTGACGTAGCAGTTAAAGCAGGTAAAACATTAGTTTAAGGATACGATATGTCAGATTATAACAAAGCAACGAACTTTACCGCTAAAGACACACTACCAACAGGTAACGCAGGTAAGATTATTAAAGGTACAGAGATTGATACAGAGTTTACCGCTATTTCTTCGGCAATTGCATCTAAAGCAAATATCAATAGCCCAACATTTACAGGCACTCCTGCAGCGCCTACAGCAACTTCTGTAACTAACACTACTCAAGTAGCAACCACAGCGTTTGTTCAAGCTGTTGTGACTGGATTATCGCTTGGTAATATGTCAACACAGGCTAAGACTGCTGTAGACATTACTGGTGGAACTATTGTTGGAATTACTGACTTAGCTGTTGCTGATGGCGGTACAGGTGCTTCTACTTTGTCTGCTAATGCAGTGTTATTAGGTAATGGAACTTCTGCATTACAGACAGTAGCTCCGGGAACTTCTGGTAATATTTTGAAGTCTAATGGAACAACATGGACTTCTGCAGCAGCCACTACTGTATCAGGTTTAGGTTTAAATGGTGAAGTATGGAATAACGTAACCAGCTCTCGTAGTTTTAATACTCAATACACTAACTCTCGTAGTTACCCTATAGCTGTTACAGCAAGAACAACTTGTTCTACCAGTTCAGGTATTAATTTTATTGTAGATGGTGTGTCTATTTCTAACTTTAGCTGGCAGTTTAACGGTTGTGGTTCTTATGGTGGTGGCTTTGTTATTGTTCCTCCGGGAAAGACTTATCAATTAGACAGTGGTCAGAGTGTTGATTTCTGGAGAGAGTTATATTAAGGATATATGATGAAATATTATAAAGACGCTGACAATAAAATATATGGTTTTGATAGTACACAAACAGTTCCATCAGGCTTAGTAGAGATTACTAAACTAGAAGCTGACGTACTTGGTAAACAAAACTTTGAAGCTGCTAGAGAAGCAGAGATTGCTGCAATGGACTATGTTCGTCAAAGACTGACAGCATATCCAGAACTAGGGCAGTTTGTAGATGCTTGGGTTAAGAATGATACAGAAGCACTTGAAGAGTATCGTACTGCTTGCTTAGCAGTTAAAGCTAAGTATCCTAAACCTACAGGTTTTTAATTGAGTTTTAAAGTACCAGTCGTCATTCGTGAAGACTACACAATGTTGTTAGAACTTCATGCTGATTTAATATGGTTTCATACTGATGTCCGTAAATGGACACCAACAGTTAAGACAAAGTATTTAGAAGATTTAAATTTATTACAACACTTAGTATCTGTTCCTTTAGTGGCTTTTGCTTCTGAGGACAATAAGAAGTTAGTTAAGTTTGGTAAATCAATTGGTTTTCAATTTAAAGAAGATTTTATAGGTCAGGATAAACAAATGTATCACATATATAGTAGGAGTCTATAATGGGTGGAGCAGCGGCACTAGCAGGTCCAGTACTAGGAGTAGCTGGCGGATTAATTTCAGGTTCTAAAGCAGCAGACGCTGCAAAAGGACAAGCTGAAGCATTACGAGCTGCTGCAGATAAAGCCTCTGCAATGGCTCAGTTTAATCCTTATGGGATGACAACTAACTTTGGTACGTCTACATTTGCGGACGGACGAGGAAGTTATCAACTGTCTCCTGAACTACAGGCAATTCAGAATAAACTCTTTGGAGCTACTGGTCAATACGACCCTACACAAATAGGTGCTGCTGCACAACCTATCATGGGTGGCGCACAGTCTTTATTTAACTTAGGGCAACAATACCTAGCAACATCGCCACAGCAAGCTGCTCAAGACTACATGACAAGCCAACAGGCTCTGTTAGCTCCGTCAAGAACAGCCGATTTAGCTCGATTACAAACTACTAACTTTGGTCGTGGTACAGGCGGTCTAGGTGTACAAACAGGCACTGGTGGCGCTCCTTCTAACCCATTAGCACAAGCGTTATTTAATGCTCAATCTCGTCAAGACTTAGAACTTGCTGCTAGAGCTGATGAAGCTGGCATGGCTAGAGCTAAATTTGGTGCAGGATTGTTTGGAACTGGTGGTGAATTGTTAGGTCAAGTACCTACATTAACAACCGCTGGTTACAAGCCTTTAGGCGCTCAGTTAGAGTTGTTAGGAACTACAGAGAAACTAGGACAGCAACCTTTCTTGTTATCTCAAGACTTGGCAAATCAGTACGCTCAATCAGGTGCAAGAGCAGGTCAACTATATCTACAACCACAAGCTGCGGCAGCTAACGCATATAGTCAGTATCAAGGCTATAGTCCACTTGGTACAGCACTTAGCGGTGCTGGCTCTGCAATGGGTGGTGGTGGTTTCTCTAGTCTATTTGGCGGCGGTAGTAAACCTAGCTATTCAGGACCTAGTTATGGAACTAATAGTAGTTTTGATAATAGCTGGTTTGACACAATGTCTTACGATTAACAGGAAAGAATATGGCAGATAATATTGTAGGCGGTTTATTCGGCGTAGACCCACAGCAACTAATGCAACAACGTCAAGAAATAGACGCAAGAAATGCGTTTAGATTTGCACAGCTTGACCCCTTAGCACAAGCTAAGATGTCTATTTATCAAGGCAGTGCTGGATTAGGTCGTGGAGTTAGTGGTTTACTTGGTGGCGACCCAGAGATGGAAAAAGCGTCTAAAATACAACAACTGTCATCACAGTTTGATTTGTCTACACCTCAAGGTGCTAGAGACTTTGGTCGTGCCTTACAGCCATTTGCTCCTGTAGAGTCAAGTAAAGCGTTCACCAAAGCTGACGCAATGGAACAATCTCAACTAACTCGTCAGAAAACACAAGCAGAGATTAGCAAAGCTGAGTTGACTGCTGCACAAGAAGAAAAACTTCGTTCTGAATTATCGGCTTTGCCTCCTACTGCAACAGAACAAGATGTTATTGCAATAGTAACAAAGTATGGTTCACCTGATAAGATTCTACAAGTTCTACAGCGTTCACAAGATGTTAAACTTCGTAGGGCAGAGATTGCTGCAACTAAAGGTGCTGCTCCGTCTAAACCGCTTGGAGCCAGTCTTCAAAAGAGTGAAGATAAAGATTTAGAAGCTATTGACACTTACACAGCTCAGTCTGAAGCATTAGGTCCGTCAATTCTAAACTTAACACCCGATGCTAAAGGTGTTCGCAAGTTAAATCTAAGTCCTGTTAACAATGCTAAATATATGGCACAAAATGCTGTAGGTAACTCTACTGATGAAAGTCGTGCTTATGAAGCCTTGAAGTCTGCAGTCGATACAGCCGTTAACTTACAAGTTAGTGCTGAGAAGGGTGTACAGACCGATAAAGACGTATTGCGTTTTGCTAATGCTTTGGTAGCTGCTTATGGTCGAAACGACTCAGAGGCTTCATTACAAGCCTTAAAGCGTTACAATGACGCTATTGGAAAAGCTAAAGAACGTACATCTGCTAGGATTGACCAACGACGCACTTCACAGAATGTAGAACCTTTGTTTGGAGGTCAAACACCAAAACAACCTTCTGGTGCAAAGAAAACTCGTACACTTGCGTCTGGTCTTGTTGTAACTATTGAGGATTAATAATGCCAAAATATACCATCAATGGTGTAACTTACAACTCTGCTACTGAGTTATCTGATGCGGATTTAGAAGAATTAGCTGGCGGAACAGCACAAGCTCCGACACAGGTTGCTCCTGTTGCTGCTGCACCAAAACAGCGTTCAATGGTGGATGAGTTTGGTCGTCAGATTGGACTAACTGCTCGTGCTGGTTATGAAGCCTTTACTTCACCTGCCACAATGATATTAGAAGCAATTAGAGGCGGTTATAACTTAGGCGCACAAGCACTTGGTTCAGAGAGTCGTATGCCTTCTGCTGCTCAAGCACAGAGTCAAATGCTGACACAAGCTGGCGTCCCTGTTCCTGAAAATGCACTCGAAAGAGCTGTACAGTCTGGTACTCAAGCAATGGCAAGTACTGCAGGAATGGCTAAGTTAGCTCCTAATGTTCCTGCTCTTGCGTCTGATTTAATTCGTCAGGTTCCTGCTTCTGCTGCTGCAGGTCTTGTTGCACAACCAACTGCTGAAGTTGTTAAAGAAATAACAGGTAGCGACACAGCAGCAACTCTTGCAGGTATTCTTACTGGTACTATAGCTGCTTCAGCAACGGGTAAAGGGATTGATTATAAATATCGTCCAAGAGAAACAATTGCTCAAGTTAAAGAAAAAGCTGTTCAATCCTATCAAGCAGTCGAAGATGCTGGCATTACTTTGAAACCAACAAGCGTACAAGGTATGTTTAAAGAAATCAGTACTGCACTTGACGATGCTCGTATGGTTCCCGGTACAGATTCAGCAAAAGAAGTAACTGCTCGTTTAACTGAGATGGCTCGTGTATTAGGGAACAATACTGAACTTCCATTTAGCTCTTTAGATAAAATGAGAGCAATGTTAAACGACTTAAAAGGAAGTAATAATGCGGATGTACAGCGTTTAGGAGGTGTAGCTGTTTCCAAAGTAGATGACTATATTAGTAACATCACAGGTAAAGACATTATTGCTGGTAAAGATGGTATTAATAAAGCCGTCAAAGACATCATGTCTGCTCGTAAGGACTGGAGAAATGCCAACAGAGCGCAAACACTAGAAGATGCGTTGAATGTTGCCGAAGTTAAAAAATTAGACCCTAAAGCATCTGAGAGTGAATTGATTCGTCGTGGTTTCATTAATCTTGCTGCTAATAAAGACAAAATGAGAGCGTTTACAACTACTGAACAGAATATTATTAAGTCTGTAGCTAAAGGTGGTCCTTTTGATTCGGTTCTAAGTTTGATAGCAAGGTTTAGTCCATTACGTTCACAATTAGCTGCTGCTGGTGGAGCTGCGTTATATACTCAATCTCCTACTGGTGCATTAGCAATGTCAGGTGCTGGTTTATCTGCTGACTTACTACAAAGTGCATTACGTCGTCAAGCTGCACAATCTGCAGTTGGTCAACTTGCTGCTGGCGCTCAAGCACCTGCTCCAAATCTTGCCTATCGTGGTTTATTAGGCGGTGCGTTAAACCCTCCTGAAAATCAATAAAAATACACACTATACACACAATGAATAATTATGGCAGACCTTTACGGAATAAACGAAGGAGTAAAGACACTCACTGGTAGCCTTGACGCTAGTAGAGAAAGCGGTAAAGCATTAGGAAAACAAGTTGAAGCTATACAAAAAGATGCAATAGACGTAGCTCAACAGAAAGCTAACGAAAGACGCAGAGCTGCTCGTGAAGCTGAATTTAAAAAAGAGAAAGCCTTAATCAAGGCTCTTGACCACTGGAAACATCAGAAGCAAATCAGCGAACAAGAAGCAAAGTTAAAGATAGACTTTGTTAAAAAACATGGTGCAAAGGAATGGGAAGCAGTTCTCAAAATCAAATTGGATATAGAAAATAGTGAACGAAAGAATAACGCAGAATTTCAACACGACATTAAAGCGGTTAGAAGAGTGCAGTTCTACTGTTTTGCGGCTGCTGCGGTCATTGCGTGGTTTTGTACTTGGGGTTATAAACTTTAGGGGTAAATAATGTTTGGAATAGATGACATCATTGGTGTAGGAATGAAACTGGTAGATAAGTTAATACCAGACCCAGCACAGAAAGCACAAGCACAGTTAGACTTAGCTAAATTAGCTCAAGAAGGTAAACTTGCTGACATTCAAGCGGATATGAATGAAGCACAAGAGTTAACTAAGCGACTACAAGCTGACATGAATAGTGACTCTTGGCTGTCTAAAAACATACGACCAATGACGTTGATTGCTATTCTGGCTGGTTACTTTATCTTTGCCGGATTGTCTGCTGCAAAGATTGATGTCACAGGTGAGTATGTCCAATTATTAGGTCAATGGGGTATGTTGATTATGTCTTTCTATTTTGGTGGTCGTACTCTAGAGAAGATTATGGACATGAAAGCTAAGGAAAAAGATGAATCTAAGTGAACACTTTACTTTAGAAGAACTAACGGCTACTTCTCATAGACAGTTTGACAACACTCCTAATGCTACTGAAATAGCTAACTTAACAAGGTTAGCAGCTATGCTTGAGCAGGTTAAGACTTTACTAGGTGGTAAGCCTGTAATGATTAACTCTGGCTTTAGGTCTAAGCAGGTGAATGACTCAGTTGGTTCTAAAGATACTAGTCAACATCGTATTGGCTGTGCAGCAGATATTAGAGTCCCCGGAATGACCCCTAATGAGGTTGTCAAGGCTATCATAGCTTCTGACATAGGGTATGACCAACTCATCAGAGAATTTGACTCATGGACGCATATAAGCGTTCCTGATATGCCTTCTAGACCGCCTCGTAAACAAGTGCTAATTATAGACAAACAAGGCACTAGAGTTTACTCATAATTGTGTAGTATATTACACAAAAAAACCCCTCCGAAGAGGGGCTAAAGTACTACCACACACAAGGAATTAGATACTGAAGCGTTTAGCGTGAACTTTGGCATGGCAATTACGACAAAGAACAACACACTTTGTAGCTTCTTTTAAAAAAGTGTTAAACTTACCGACTCTGCTGGGGTCTTTATCTTTAGTAGATGGGTCTGTGTGGTGCATATCTAAACAAGCTGCATCATTTTCACCACACTTTACACAACCTCTCGCAGCTTTCCATTCTGAAATCTTCCGTCTTTCTTCTGTAAAATACCCACGAGCTTGTTCAGGGTTATTGTCTCGCCATTTCTTTGCAGATTTATTGACACATTCCTTACAAGCAGAACGAGGTTTACTATGAAAAGCCTCTAAAGGCTTCTCTAATTTACAAAAACTACAGGTTTTCAAATCTCGCATCCTCCTGCAGTACAGGCTAAGGTTTGAGCGCCTTCGACATTATCGTCGTATTCTTTGAAGTTCTCCCAGTCTACTGTATCAGGAACCAACAACTTTAATCGGTTGTAGGCTTCTTCGTCTACTTCTTCATAAGGTGCTTGCTTGTAAGTACCACCATCCATCGGTAGGAAAGACACTCCAGTTACTTCATCAAAGTGCTTAAATGTCCATGCCCCTACATCCATCCATTCGTTCTCTAAGACAGAGATAGTTACAGATGGCTTATGCTCACAGTAGTGACGCTGAAAGATTAACCACAAGCGTAAATGCTGAATAGCGGTTAAGTCTT